GGTAACCGTTCAGAAATTATTATTAAAATAAAATCAAACGGAACTATATTAGCAACTACAGGAGTATTCGACTTAGACTTAGCAACTAACCAAGGGTGGGAATGCGAGCTAGATTTTACAATAGCCTCAATAGGAGCAACTGGTAGCATATGTACCAATGGGAATTTTGCTTACACTAAAGATGGCTATAGAGAAGTTTTTGGCTACATATTTCAAGACGTAGAAACAATAGATACGACTGCTAGTAATACGTTAGATGTTACCGTTGAATGGAATGTCTTAAAGTCAGGGGATGACATCTATAGCGCAAACTTTGTTTTATTTCAAACTTATTAGATATACAACTAAACTAAAAATTTACAATAGATAGTAACATGGCAGACGATAAAATAGCATTAAGTATTGAGATAGAAGCTGACAGAGCGCAGATGTCTTTAGGCGAGTTAGAAGATGGCTTTGAAGAATTACAGAAAAAACTAAAAGCCACTAATAGAGGTACAGAGGAAGGGCGCAAAGAGTTTAAAAAACTAGCTTCCCAAATGGCACAAACCTCTAAAGAGATTAAGAATATAGAGCTATCTTTTGAAGGTTTGGACAGAGAGCAAGTAGCCTCAGAAATTGGAAGCGTTGCGGGTGCAGTCGGAGACTTGAGTGCATCTTTAATTTTATTGTCTGGAGATAACGAAACTTTACAAGCTACAGCTCAAAACATAGAAAAAGCTATGATGGTCTCTATGGGTTTAAAAGGAGCGATAGAGGGGTTAAGTTCTGCTAGAAAACTTTATAACAACTTAATAAAGCAAGCTAACGAGGACGAAAAAGAAGGAATAGCCTTAACAGTTTTAAAGACAGTAAAAGAGAAAGCAGCAGCAGCAGGAACTTTAATACTAAACGGAGTTAACAAGTTATTGAATACTACCTTAAAAGCTAACCCTATAGGTATCCTCGTTACTGCATTAACTTTAGTTGTTGCAGGAATTGTATATTTTAAGGATGCTATCTGGGGATTAATTAAAACAGCCTTAGAGCCTTTCCAGTTTATTATAGACATCCTTATCGATGGCTTACAAGCTATGGGAATAATGGCAAGCGATGAGGCAATAGCTCAGGAGGAGGCAGCTAAAAAAGTAGTCGAAGCAGCAAAGAAAAGAAACGAGGCAGCAGCAGAACAAAGGAGAGTACATAAGGAACTAACCGAAAGCATGGTTGCAGACCTTGACTTTGAGATAAGGAAAAGAACTATAGCAGGAGAGGACTATGCGGAACTATCCAGAAAGAAAATAGAATTATTAAAAGAAGTAGCAGAGGAGGAAGCAAAAGCAGCAGAAAACAATAGAATAGCTTTAGAGCAAAGCATGAAAGCCATGGGCTCTTTTGGCAAGTTCTATGAGGAGCTTTACGATGAAACAACAGAAACAGCAAAGAAGGCAGCAGCAGATGCTAGAAAACTAAGCGAAGATTTAACAGCTCATGATTTAGAGCAAGAGAAAATAAAGGCAGATGCTGCTGCGAAAGCAAGTGCAGAAAGAAAAGCACAAAGAGAAAAGGATAAAGCAGCAGACGAAAAAGCAGCAGCAGAGCAAAAGAAGATAGACGAAAAAGCAGCAGCAGATGCTATTCAACTAGAAAAGGATAAGAACCAATTACTAGAAGATTTAGAAGCTAAAGCAATAGAGGACAAAACTACTAGAAGTTTAGCAGAATTAGAAATAGCACAGGAAAGGGAAAGACAGCAACTTATAGAAAAGTATGGCTTAGATACTGAATTACTTAAGGCTTTAGAAACAGAGCAACTGTTACAAATGAATACTTTAATAGCCGACATAGAACAGGAGGCTAGAGAGAACAAAGCAACACTAGACCAAGAGGCTAGAGATAAAGAGCTAGAAGCAGACCAAAAAGCTCTAGATGATAAGAGAGCGCAAAGAGAAAAGGACTTTGCTTTAGCTACAGCAGCAGTAGGAGCTTTATCTGCTTTAAACGATGCAGCCTTAGCAACTGACTTACTTAATGCAGCAGGCAATGATGAGAAACAAGAGAAGATTAGACGAGCATCTTTTGAAAGACAGAAAAAACTAAATATAGCTATGGCTGCAATTAACGGAGCTCAAGCAGTTATAGCGGGGTTTGCTCAAGGAGGTCTACCAATGGCAGTATTAGCAGGAGTTACAGCAGCAGCGCAACTAGCAGCAATAGTAGCGACAACCTACCAAAGTAGTGCAAGTCCTACAGAAGTAGAAGAAACAGTACCTACTCCCGATGGTGCAGGCGGTGGAGGAGGTGGAGTACAATTAAGTCCAGTAACTAACACTAGCACAATACTAGGCAACCAACAAGTATTTGTAACAGAAACAGATATAACCAACACCCAAAACAATGTAAGCGTAATAGAAGAGAGCGCAACTTTTTAAAATATAACACAATGGAAAAAATAGAAGTATTTGAATTAGTAATAGACACAGACGATGAGTCTGGAGTGACAGCTATAGCTTTAGTAGACCAACCAGCAATAGACTCTAATTGGATGGCATTTAGCCAACAGACAGAGCATAAGTTTGCTGTAAAAGATGAGGAGAAAAGAATTATAGAGGGCTACTTTATGGTTGCCGATTTACTAATTCCTAGAATAGGAGAGCAAGGCGAAAAGTTCTTTGTTAAATTCTCAGCTAAGACTATCGAAGCAATAAGAGAAAAGCAAAGCAGATTAGGCATGACTAACAATTTTAATCTTATGCACGACCCTAGACAAATAGCAGAAGGGGTTTATATGTTAGACAACCTTATTATAGACAATGAACGCGGAAAGGTAGCACCTAAAGAATTCGAGAAAGTACCTAACGGAAGTTTATGGGGTTCTGCTAAAGTTGATAACGATGAAATTTGGGAGCAAGTAAAGAACGGAGAGTTTAAAGGCTTTAGCGTTGAGGGTATGTTTAAACAACTTGAGCCAGTATCAATGGACGAAGAAACTATAAACAAAATAATTAAAACTATACAAGACTTTGAAAAAAGTATAGATGACAATGTACAAGTAACAAATAAACAAACAATAGATAATATGAGTAAAGAAACTTTAGACAAAGTAAAGAGCTTAATTTTTGGCGAAGATACAACAGAGGTAGCTGTAGAGGCAACTCCAGAAGTAACCGAAGTTAAGTTAATGGCTGCAGAATTAGCAGACGGAACAATGGTAAACATAGAGCCTGCTTTAGAAGTTGGCGCAATGGTAACTGTAGAGGTAGAGGGTGTAGTAGCTCCAATGCCTAACGGTGAATATCCACTAGCAGATGGAACAGTAGTAACTGTAGCAGAGGGAGCAATTTCTGACATCAAAGAAGTAGAAGCAGAGGAAGAGGAAGCAATGGAAACAGAAGCAACTCCACAAGCTGAAACAGTAACAGAAGCAAAAATTAGAAAGATTATTGAATCTACAGAAACTGTATTTAATGAGCAATTCGCTAAACTTACAGAGGAGCTAGAAACTGTGAAAGCAGAATTTGCAAAGTACAAAGAAGAAAGCGACACAAAAGAGAAAGCTATGTTTTCAGCAGTAGAAGAACTTGCTAACGAAAGCAGCGTAGCACCAATTAAGAAAAAAAGAAGTGGAGTAATTTCTCCAAAAAAGAAATCAATTTTTACAAAATAAATAAACATTAAAATTTAGAATTATGGCATTTAGCTTAGGAACATTATCAGCTTACATCGAAGACCAAGACTTTCCATTGATTGCACAAATGCAAGCGACTGGAGGTTTAGCAGAAGTAGCTGACATTCAAACAGGAATTAAAGGAAGCTCAAACTTACAGTTTTTATCTACAGACGTTGTCTTTGGCTCTGACGCTTGTACTAGAACAGGAGCAGACACAACTGCATTGACTCAAAGAACTATTACAGTAGGAGCAATCGCAGTATCTGAGGACTTATGTATTAAAGACCTTAACGGATACTGGGCGCAAGTTCTAGTAAAGAAAGGAGCGGCAGGAGAGGAAGAAATGCCTTCAGAAATTGAAGCGGTTTACATGGAAAAGAAGATGAATGCACTTGCTAACCAGTTGACAATCAGCGACTTCAGAGGAGACACTTTGAGTGGTGTGAATAACCTTTCTTACTATGACGGTCTTTTGAAAATTGTAGATGCAGGAGCAGCAGTAGACGGAAACACAGGAGCAGTAACAGTAGCTACTGGAATCTCTAGCTCTAACGTATTAGACATCTTAGACGGAATGTGGGAGTCTATTCCTGACAATATCAGCGAAGCAGAAGATTTATCTTTATTTGTACCTACATCAGTTTACAAGAAGTATGTAGTAGCATTGAAAAACGCTAACCTATTTCACTATTCTGGAGATGGCGAGCAAGTTAACCTATACGGAACAAACGTAGCTTTAAGAAGCACAGTAGGTCTTCCAGGAGCAGCAGGAAGCGAAAGAATGATTTTGACTAGAAACTCTAACATCGTAATCGGAATGGATGGCGATGCTGACGAGGATGCAATGAAAGTTAGACTAGACCCAGTTACTGAGAAAAACATCTTCTTTGATGTTACTTTCAAAAGAGGAGTACAAGTAAGATTTGTAGACGAAGTAGTAGAATTTACATTAGTACCTTAATAGTACTTTAACAATAAATTAAAGAGGGGTGGGTAAAATACCTTACCCCTTTTTTTATAACACTAAAAAAAATATAACATTATGGCATGTGCATTAACACAAGGGAGAGCAATAGACTGTAGAAACAGTACAGGCGGAATCTCTGAAATTTTAATCGCTAACTTTGGAGACATAACAATCGACACAGTAGCATCAGGAGTAATAACAGCATTGACTCAGGCAGGAGCAACTAGCTTTTACAGATATTCTTTAGAAAAGGAGAACGGTTCTTTAATCGAAACTCACACAGGAAGTTTAGAGAATGGTACTAACTTTTATGATTCAGTTTTAGACTTTAACACTAAGAACTTAACAGCATCAGAGAATGAGGAGTTAACGCTTTTAGACCAAGCTCAGTTATTCGTAATTGTAAAAGACATGAACGAAAAATACTGGACTGTAGGAGCTTACTACGCAGCAGATAAATTGACAGGAACAGCAGTAACTGGAGCAGCATTCGGAGACCACAACGGATACACGTATAGCATCACATCTAAGGAGGCTAAGCGAATGCTAGAAGTAGACTCTACGGTTATCGCAGGGTTAACTATCGGGTAGTTTTAAACAACTAATTAAAGAGAGGGTAGCATTAATTTGTTACCCTTTTTTTATGCTCAAAAATAAAATACTTACAAAAAAATTAGGTTTTGTCAATAATAGCTATAAGCCATTTTAAAGCGTTTTAAGGCACTTTCGCCTTTCGCTAGTATGCTAGTATTAAAAAAAATAGTTCGTTAAAACGGTATTTTCATTGGGCTGTAGAGCGAAAAATAATTAGTTAAAAATTAGGTTTATTAAAATATTTTTATTAAAGGCATTTATTTTATACAACTATTAATTTTTTTTACAATAGATAATATGGAGTTAAAAGATGAATACAAAAGAGGCGGTTCTGTCTATCATAAAGTAGTCGGACACGTTACCATAGTAAATGATAAAAATGAGTTTGCTAAATACAAAAAGTTAGGCTTGGATGTTTTTAAAGTGGAGAAAAAAAAGAAGGAAAAGAAAGAGCAAAAAGATTCTGAGTAATGCCTATTTTAATAAACGAAAATACTACAAGCAATCTGACTTTAACACTAAAGGAAAAGACTACCCTTTCTACTCCCGTTTATTTATTTCAATTTAGAAATGTAACCGAGAAAGTTAGCTACTATTGTATAATGGCAGACACTAGCTTATATAAAGATAGGTACAATGAGTTTGTATTTACAGAGGGAACAGACTTACCATTAGCAGGAGAGCTTATTTTAGGAGCAGGCGGTCAATATGAATATTTTGTTTATGAGCAAACCTCAGCAACTAACTTAGACCCGACCTTAGCAACTGGCTTAGTAGAGTCTGGACTAATGGACTTAGAGAGAGCAAGTACTACCTATAATCAGCACTCTATCGACCAAACATATAAAACACATCAGGTAACATGATGAACAAAGAAAATATTTTAATCTTTAATTTTGAAGCTAACAAGCCTCCTGTATTTAAAGAGGAACGAGGTAAAGACTATATCGTATACGGTACAGAATCGCCTTGGAAAAACTTATACCCTAATTACTTAGTTGAGTTATACAATACCTCGGGAAAGCACAATAGTATTGTTAACGGAAAGACAAACTACATAAGCGGTAGAGGTTGGAAAGTAGACCAAACAGTTAGAACACTTGAGGACAAAGTAAAGCTAGAAAACTTTATAAACCATCCTGGTAATGATTCACTTTTTGAACTTACTAAAAAGATAGTAAAAGATAACGAGCTATTTGGCGGTTATGCTTTAGAAGTAATTGTAACTAAAGATGGCAAAGGTCTTATAATTAACCATATTGATTTTGGAGATATTAGAGTCGGAGTTGAGGAGGATACTTATTTTTACACTAGTGACTGGGCAAGTAGAAAGCCTACAAGTAACGAGGATTTTGAAACATTAACATCTTTTCCATTTGATGGCTCTGCTGTTAGAGGCGAAAGATACATTTGCTACTATAAGAGCTATAGACCTAATCTCAAAGAGTATCCGCTTCCAAATTACGTGGCAGGAGTACCGTATATCGCAGCAGATTACGAGGTGGCTAACTATGTGTTAAACAACACAAAGCATGGATATAGTGGAGGGACTATCTGGAACTTTCACAATGGGCAACCTACTCAAGAGGCTCAAGCCTACATTAAAAAGCAAATTAAGAATAAACATCATGGCTCTAATAATGCAGGCGAGCCAGTTATAATATTCGATGATGGAAAGGATAAAGGAGTAGAGATAATAAGCACTAATCCAAATGGGCAAGATGACAAGTTTATTAACTTAAACCAACAGATACAAGACGAAATCTTTACAGCACATGGAGTAGATGCTTCTGTATTCATTAAAACTATAGACACAGGGTTTAGCAATAACGCAGACGAGCTTAGAGTAGCAATAGAGGCAATGAATAGTAGCTACATTGAGCCTAACCAAATAATGTACGAAAAGTTATTTAATGACTTTGTTGTATTGTTGGGAATGCCTAGCGGTTTAAAGATTGAAAAAATTGCACCTATTAAAGTACAGTTATCAGAGAGTACTATAGTTTCTGTTTTAACTACAGACGAAATAAGAGAACTCGCAGGATATAAGCCACTAGAAAAGCCTTTAGAAAAGAAAACAGAGCAAGTATTTAGCGAAGATGAGGAGTTTAAATTTGATTTGTCAGAGTTTGGGTATGCAGAAGATGAGTTAGAAGTAATTAGTGAAAAGGAATTAGACTATAACCCTTTCGACTTTGCAGACATAGGAAGTATAGACAGCCAAATAATAGACATCGTTAAGGCTACTCCTAAAGCAACAGTAGAGGAGATAGGGCAGCAAGTAGGAGAAACACCTAGCGAAGTACAGGAAAGGATAGATAGACTAGTTAAAAACGGTTTACTAGACTTGACGAAAACAAAGATAAAAGTAACAGACGAAGGGGAGCGCGAAACATCTGAGTTAATTACAGTTTACAAATACAAGTTAAGACACGACGCACCATCTTTAAGAGGTGGCAGAAGTAGAGACTTTTGTAGAAAGTTAATGAAAGAGAATAGAAGTTATGAGCTTAAAGATATTTTAGCAATGAATAATAAACAAGGTTCTAATGTATTTGCTCATCGTGGAGGTTGGTATAATAACCCAGTAACCAAAACTAGAACCAACTACTGTAGGCATGTATGGAGCGCAAGAACTGTAAAAGTTAAGAAAGATGCTTAGTAGTTACCAACGGTTAAAATTTAAAAAAGACTTGGCGGTTAAAGTAGCTGAGGAATTAAAAGAGGATATAGAATTTATTATCATGCGACCACACACAGCAAGAGCAAAGAATATAAGAAGGGAAGTAAAAGAAAAAAACAATGGCTAGAACACTACTCATAGATATGGAATACGTGAAATCAAATAGTATTCTTGACGATAATGTCGATGAAAGGCTCATGGTAGACGCTTTGTGGACTGCTCAAAGAGAGTATATTCTACCTCTCTTAGGTACTGACTTATTTAATGATATTATAGCTAAGGCAGCAGCAGGAACTCTAGCAGGAAACGACTTAATATTAGTTAATACATATATCGCACCTTGTTTACTTAAATACTTAGTGTTTGAGATGACACCGATACTAGCATACAAGTACAGAAACAAAGGAGTAGTACAGCAGACATCTGAGAATAGCCAAGCTACTTCTTTCGATGACTTGAACCACTTGTTAAACAGATGGAGAGATAAAGCGGAGATGTTTGGCGAGGACATAGTTAGATACCTTATAGCTAACCACACATTGTTCCCGTTGTATACAAGTAACTCAGACACAGATGACATCTTTCCTAGTAACTCAGCTTTTACTGGTGGCTTATTTTTAGGTAATGAAAAAAGCAGAGGAGGCTTTGACTATTTAAGAGACTGTTGTGATTAAGATATGGCAAAGAATAAAGTAAAAAAGTTTAGTATAGTTGATAAGAAGCTAAGAAAGTTTAGAAATGAAAATAACCTACAATCAGATAATAAAACAGTTCGAGGACTTTGCAACAGCTCACAGACAGATAAACCAATTTAAGACAGGAGACCTCTGGGAAATTGTCCAAAAGGAGACTTTAGCAGAATTAAATTATCCAATGTTGTTTGTCCAGGATAGCCCTGCAAGTATTGGAGAAGGCTTTATAACTAACGGTTTTAATATCTTAGTAATGGACAAAGCAAATGAAGGAACGGTAGAAACAGAGGTAAAGAGCGATACACTATTAATTCTTTTAGATACTATTGCATACTTTGAAAAGCTGTATACAGATAATTGGAAGTTTGTAAAGATTGAAAAGACTGGAAGTATAAGCAGTTTTACAGAACGCTTCGATGACACATTAACAGGGTGGACAATGTCCATGCAACTTAAACAACCTTTACAATACGATGAATGCCAAATACCACAAAATTAATAAATAAATAAAAATGACAAACTCAGGAGAACTAATCGCCATAAATGGTGTAGTAATTATTAACGACACAGCAGAGAAAGTATTAAACGCAGACTCTTATTACGTATCAGAAGATACTGTAATTGCTAGAATAGAAGTAAACGGAGACACAGCTACAGATGTACTAGCTTCTTACATCACAACCCCTGCTACAGGAGTAAAGGCAGGAGTACTAATAACCCCGCAAAGAGGCGATTACTTTAGTGCAATAACTTTAACTAGCGGTAGCGTTGTAGCTATTTTAAAATAGTCGTATGTACGGTTATGGTTATAGATATAACAGCGGTCTAGTAGTAGGCTCAGGAGGAGGTGGCGCACCGTTCGCCAATACATATTCGCTAGATTTTGATGGTGTGGATGACAAAGTTGAGATAGGCACACAATCTTTAGGTATAACGGGAGCAATATCTGTTAGTGCTTGGGTAAAGATACCTACTACCAATATAGGTGGCGCATCGCCGTTTATTCAAGTAATTTTTGGAGAAGAAACAAGATACAACCCCAATAGGAATTGGGCTTTATTTTGGAGAGGTGGCACAAACTTAAATGGCTTTTCAGCTTTTATATATGATTCAAGCGGTGTTTATACTCCAGTTAATTCAGCTACACCCACCCCTAATGACAACCAATGGCATCATTTAATGTTTACCTATACAGGAGACACAACTACCAATGGATTAAAATTATTTGTAGACGGTGTACAAATAGCGCAATCAACATCTGCGAATGGAGGGCTAAGAGCATCCAGTACGGTAATACCTACAATAGGGGGCGTTTCCAATAGTACACAAAGAATGTTTGAGGGCAGCATTGACGAGGCATCTATTTTCGATAGTGTTATTCCTATTGGGGATGTTTGGGATGGAAGCGGAGCAGCAACAGACTTAAGCCTTTTAGCAACTCCACCTTTAAGTTGGTATAGAATGGGAGATAACGGTTCTTACAAATCCCCACAATGGCTAATACCTAACAATGAGAACAAAGACAAAGTTTCTAATTATAGTTTTGAATTAGATGGAGTAAACGACTATATCAATTTAGGCGATAGTGATGATTTTAGTTTTGGAAATGGCGTAACAGATTCAGCTTTTTCTGTTTCTGTTTGGTTTAAGTTAAACGGTTTCGGCACTAATAATGTTGTTTTTTCAAAAGATTCGGGTTTACCAAACCGAGAATATGCAATGGGATTTTTTGGAGCTTCAAAAAAATTAAGATTTTATATCAAAGACCAAGGTGGAAACAATCAACAAAGTATTGATTCTACAACATTATTTGCTGTGGATACTTGGTATAATGTTGTATGTACTTATGACGGAAGTGGAGGAAGCAATGCCGCAGATGGATTGAGTATCTATGTAAATTCAGTAAAAGAAACGCCTACAAATATTATAAAAGGAACTTACGTAGCTATGAGTAACACAACCGCACCCGTTAATATAGGTCAATATGGTGCTGCTGGTTCCTTTTTACGTGGGAAAGTTGACGAAGTTAGTGTTTATAATACTGAACTTTTACAAGCCGATATTACAGACGTCTATAACGGTGGGGAACCTACAACTATAAGCGGAGCATTTGCACATTATAAAATGGGAGAAAATGCAACCTTATTAACAGACTGGACTATCCCAGATGAAGTTGGAACTAACGATGGAACATCTGTAAATATGAATGTTTTTGACAGAGTAGGCGAAGCACCAAATAGCACATCAAATTCTGTGTCTTTAAATATGGATGAAGTTGACAGAGTTACAGACGTACCTACATAATTTTAAAAAATATAAAAATGCACAATACAAAAACATACGCAATAATTAAACTTGCAGACATTGGATTAATTGACTTCAGTCAAGTGGCTCAAAGTTCAGCATCTACAATTCGTAAAAGTTTAGATGACACGCAGTTTGTCATTAAATGGGAAGAGGGATATACACCTACTTTTATAACTGATAGTTCGGTTGTTCCAGTAGGAACATACGACCATCATGCAATACTAGAAATAATGGCAACCGACAAATGGAGTGAACCGATAGAAGTTGAATAATAAACAATAGAGAGCATGGATGGGATGGAGGCTACTTTTATTTTAAAAGATGTTATATACATTGTAGTTGGTGTGTCAAGTGCTTTAGGCTTTTACTGGAAGATGGTAATGTCAGACAGAAGCCAAGAGGAAAAAATTAAACAGATGAAAAAAGACATAGAAAAGAATGAATCTGTAATGTTTAAGAAGTTCTCAGGCATCCACTCTAGAATGGAGAAAAACGAGGAGAAAACAAAAGAGACAAACGACATCTTTAACAAAGAAATAAACGAGGTTAAAATAGGTATATCCACTATCAACGGAAAGTTAGACATTCTAATAAACAAATAATGTATAGATTTAGCAAAAGAAGTTTAGAACGTATTGAAGGGATAAACCCTTTATTAATTACTATTTTAAAAGAAGCTATTAAAACCTCTCCTTATGACTTTGGNATTCCTAGAGANGGAGGNTTTAGAACCTATCGCAGACAAGAGGAGCTATATGCTAGAGGTAGAACTACAGAGCAACTAATCGAAAAGGGCATTACAGGCTTAGAGGGCAGACCTGACAANAGTNGNATNACNTGGACANTNAAAAGTTACCACATGACTGGNAATGCNTTTGATATCTATGCTTATGTAGATGGAGCTTCNTGGGATATGAANTACNTAGANCCTATTGCNAGNCATTTAATAAAAGTAGCTTCTGACTATGGCATNATACTTAGTTGGGGTTATGACTTATGGAAAAAAGANGGNGCNCACTTTCAAATAAACTNAAACAAAAAATTATGAAACGATTATTNAAAGATGGNATAGTAACNACNATGATGGGNTTAACTATTCTAACAATAGCNGTANNTNTATACATAAGCAAACACCACACAGAAACAGAAGCTGGAGCAGTAGCTGCNCTAGGTTTATTGTTACTAAGAAGCAAGGACTCTTTAATAGGTCTAAATAGAAAATGAGAATACTACTCCTTTGTATATTCTTTATATCATGCTCGCCACAAAATAGACTTAACAGAAAAGTAAAGAGAGCAGAGAACTATGCTTATAAACATGGCTTAGTAATAAAGGATACTATAAAGGTTATAGACACAGTTATAGTAGAAAGCTACATACATGACACTACAGCGACTTTCTACACATCAGACAGTATAACAGTCATAGATAACTCTAGAGTGCTTCTAAAGTACTTTTATGACACTCTAAGACAAGAGATATACCACGAGGTAGAATGCAAAGGAGATACTATAATTCGCGAGGTATTAGTTCCAGTAGA